AGACTTCTCTGTACAATACCAGAAGTAACTTCCTCAGATATACCACCTGTTATACTCTCTAACTCACCAGGTAGTTTTCCACCAGTTAATAAACTATTAAGTAACCCAGCTCCTGCTGCATTATTCTCAATAGTATCTGCCTGACCAGCACGAGTCTGCTCAAGAAGTAACTTATTTAATTCAGTCTCTTCAGGTGTTGCTGTTACTGTTGTATTCGTATCTGATGTCTGTTTTTCTCTGCCCATCGGTGCCTCCAGTTATGTACTTTAGGTATTTATAAATTAGTTTCTTTTTACTTGGTCGTCCCTCATACTTCTCTCTATAACTTAATACATACTTGCTCTTCTGTGTCGTCGGATGATAGAAGAGATCTTTAATCATCATCTTTAAAACTCCTAAGTGTCTCATACTTGGATGTACCCAAGTCCCTGCTATTGCTACTGTCTCACCGTTGTCCATTAACTTGTTATCAGCGTCGACAACATTCCAAGTTATGTATGCGTAGATGAAGCCGTCATTGTTTTTGTATTCTAGTATCATTGTCCTAACTCGTAAGTATAAACTTTATAATTAGATGTCTTACCGTTAGTTGAAGCTATCTCAAAACTACCTATAGATGTATCTGCAATGTTCAACATACCTGATATACTAACAGTATGGTTAGTACCTGATGCACCATGAACAAAATCACCAGATATAAAACCTGTTGTATCAGCACTATCTTTTGTGTTAATGAAAAACTTACCTCTCATAAATCCCTCATTAGCTACCGTATCCAATGTAAATAAATCAATATCTGTATGAGCTAACTCACCTGTAATCGTTTCACTAGGAGTATCTGAGAAGGTAACAGACTTCTTAACCCATTGATAATCACTAGCACCAGTTAAATCATCAATAAGCATAACTATATCAGAGGCAACGCTAGAGTTTGTCTCAATTTCAACAACAACCATATATGACTTATCAGATTCTATTGTTATATTCCCAGTACCAGTCGCTGTAACTGTAGTTGTAGATATAAGAACTAATCCACCAGTACCATCAACATAAGTCTTAACTGCTTTTTCAGTTGGGCATGCGTCATCACTATCTCCTGCTAAAGTTCCATCTATAGAAAACTCATTTATAGTTGTACCAGTAGCACCTGAAAGTGTTGAGCCTTTAACTGTACTTGCTGTAGATGCTCCTATTGCTGTGCCATCTATCGTCCCACCATCAATATTAGCAGTAGTCACTGTGCCTAAATCTGCAATGGTCTGTCCTGCAAACGTAACATTACCTGCGAATGTCATACTGCCATTGAATATTATATTCTGAGCAACAGTAGCTAAGTCCAACTTAGTATCACTAATAGCTGCACCAGAGGCTATATTAGCATCAGTAATGTTCCCATTATAATCATTGTATATTGTATTGAAGTTAGCGTTATGTTCCGAGGCAATGATCGTAGCCCCTGCTGAGAATGTGAATGTCTTAGAAATAGTTGCCATATTATGCTGTCCTTTCCCAGAAGTATACTACGATATAAGGTTGAACTACTGATTGAGTTGCACTACCTACTGATGAAATAGAATGAGTATGTGTGCCGTTAAGTACTGTGTCACCGTCAGAACCAGAACTAGCATTATCTAATGCGTTAGCCCCTGTAGCACCACCATGATTATGTGAGTTATCGAATGTCTTAGACCCACCTGTTTCTTCTACTGTGTCGAAGTCTGTATCACCACCAACATCTATACCGACGAGAACTTTACCAGCTCCGAAGGCTGCCCATGTACCATAGCCTAGTAGAGTCCCTGGGTTAGTAGATACAACTGCTGTGTATATACTACCTACAGGTAATACGTTGCCTAATGCCGACCCTGCTATCTTACCTGCTGTAATTATCTGAGCTAACTTACTATCAGGTATTGCAGCACTATCAGATATGTTTGCACTTGTTATGTTACCGTTGTAATCATCATAGATGGTGTCTAGGTTAGAGTTTGTCTCGGCTGCCAGTATTGTATCGCCAGCTGTATGAGTATTTGGTTTAGTTATAAGTGACATTATTATACCTTCTTAGGTTTTTTAGGTTTCTTTACTTTCTTATCAAACTTCTTAAGTCTCTTAGATATTTCTGCCTTGCTTAACTTCTCTGATTTACTTACAACCTTTAGCTTACGTTGGTCATCCATGTGTTCTTTCTTCTTCTCGTCAGTCCACATAACTTTGTTTGGATCATTAACCAGTTGAGTTGTTTCCCAGTCCCAACCTTGGATTACTGCTTCCATTATATATTCGAAATCCTCGTCGGTGATGTCTGCCTTACAGTTACGACATATTGATATTCCCATTTGACTACCATTGTTTAGGAGTAGAGTCTCACGGTCAGCATCAGCTGTAGGAACTACTTTTACTTCACCAGCTACTACAACCTCTCTTAATAAATGTCTGTGACACTTCACACAAAACCCGAACTTGTCTCTATCCTTTGCCATTCTCTTATCCTTTCTTGATTAGGAATACGTTAAAGGTTACTGTTGCTACGTCGCTCTTTAGATAAACAGCACTACTTGTCCAGTTTGTTCCCGTCGTTGGTCCTTGGTATAAACTACCTGCTTTGTCCTGCCACATTATTATAGCACCGATTGGCACAGAACCTATAGTGTGAGCGATAGTATTTTCAGCATCAGGTGTTCCACTCGTCGTGAACTCTTGAAATTCACCAGCTATGTTCTGACCACGATCACCATCAGTTCCTGTACCAAAGTTAACTCGTCCTTGTGTGAACAGTTCCATATTCTTAACATCACTGTCTAGGTCACGAATGTATTGTTCTAACTTAACCTCGTCCTTGATACTTATCAGTTGTCTATTTGATTTCTTAGTTATTTTCATAGGTTATGTTCTCGCCATGCGGCTCGAAGAAAAAGCATTTGTAAAAGAAAAAGCAACAACCAACGAACAAGCCTCAATCCGCAACATTGTTTTTCGCTTTGTTTGTTTTCGCTTTTGTTTCTTCATTATAAATGCCTTTGCTTTTATTTCACGAATGTGAAATCACATCCCTTAAACATTAGTTTCTAAATGTGCTAACGCTCCAAGTCCATCGATCCTATAAGTCTCACCGAGAGTACTGTTAGATACCCTGAACCTTACCAGTCTTCCACGACCATCAAGATCAAGTCTCTGGAACCCACCAGTACTAGCAGCATACACATCGGTATCATACACAGCCGTACCATAAGCGGCAGCTGAAGTAGACAAGTCAACTGTGATTGAGTACTCATCAGAGAGTCCAACACTATCTATATCCTTACCCTCAAAGTCATAAGAATAACCGAATGTAATCACACTGTTATTATGTACGAAGTAAAGAACAACCTGTGGTATACCCTTCTGATTAACCAAATCACCTAATGCTCTCCAGTTAGTATAGTAATAGGAATCAATAGCTGTCGTCACACCAAGAGGTACATCATCAGCTGTCGCATTGTTATCAGCTTGATAAGTGAACCCATCATAATCTCCAAAGTAAGGACGCTCTTCAGTCTCACTCACATAGAAGATAGCTAACGCACTACACGCTAAACCATCATAAATACTCCAAGCATTGTTAAAGTAATCCCAAACAAGCACAAGGTCATTAGTACTTGAACCACTACTAGCTATCGCACACCAATAACGGTTCTTATCTTTCTGAACCAAACTAACAGCGGCTCCAAACTTGGTCTTGTTATACCCATCGATAGTCGCACTAATCTTCTCACTGATCTTGAAACTGTTATTCCCGTCATAGAAGTAGAACCCATCATACGACATGAACACATGACCATTGTTTACTTCCTGTATACTGAATGGAGCAACACAACCAACAGCCGAATTAGACTTACCCCCACCAGGTAGAATAAAAGGGACATCACTATCACCAGTAAAGAAGAGATTGTAGATACTACGAGTTTTATATATGACCAAACGGTCAGACAATACTTTGATACCTGTAATTTCTTGTCCATCATTCCTCGATATTTCAATGAAATCAAGAGAGGATACAACAGAAGGGTCTTGGATAGTACCCCAATAAATACGACTCTTATGTGCTGTTCCAGACACGACAACATTAGCGTAGAAGAGATAGTTATTATATTGTTCGTTATACTTTGCATTAGTTAAATTAGTAGGAACACCTGACAGAAATATGCCAGTCCCATCATAATAGAATGGACGATCTGCACCATTAGTAATGTAGACCTTGTTAAGAAAGTTAGTAAACGTGCAATGATTACTCGTCGTGATTGTTACTGCCGGATGAAATACCCATTGGTCAGTAGCTGTATGGTTATCAGTTCCTACAAAGGTTATAGTCAATCCATTATCAAGCGTCTGAGACGATCCTGTGATAGCCACACCACTTGCCTGACTAACACCATCCTTAAACCATTCAAACGTGTCAGGGGTACCCTCAGCGTCAATAACGACCTTGTATTCTATGTCACTAGGACCAGTAAATGTACCACCTGATGTAGCGTCATCAGCACCAGAACCTGTAAACACTGCAGCTCCAGTCTGAGTTATCTCATCCCATGTACCGTCAAGACTATCCATCTTGTAGAACTTACCATTAGCTATGGTAATAGCCTTCTCAATATTACTACCACTAGATACATACTCAAACCAGTGAAGTCCATTAATGATAGGAGTACCAGAAATAGCTGAACTATTAAGAGTAGAGCTACCATTACGTTGAAGTATACTTCCAAACTTATCATAGTCTATATTCTTTAGATCACTACTCTCACTGTTATCCAAAGACAAAGGTCCACCAGTAGTATTCAATCCACCAGCAAACGTGTTATCATTAACTGTTACATGATCTGGTCCAACTCTTTCTAAACTAGCCATTAGCCTATCCTCGGTCCGAAGTTACTACCTACTTGATTGAAGCCCAAGTAAGGGTGAACTGATCCACCAAAACCTCTGTTAGTGAAGCTGTTTTTTGCTCTATTAAGAGTCGGAAACCAATCTATCTTATCTGTATTAACACTCTTCAAACTGTTAAGCTCGTCATTGTACAAGGCGAAGAAACGATCACCCTCAATCTTATTACTTTCATAATCGATCTTAGACGTAGCCAGAAGAATGATTGCCTCATCAAACTCATTACCTAAAGGACTTACATCCCCTGAGTTTACTAGGTCAAGTGGACTAACATAATACTGGATTGTAATTGGGAACACAGAACTAGGCAATGGATACAACTGGACACGCACTAGACTATTACCTTCAGTCACATGACCTGCAGGAATAACCGCTATTGTAACATTAGCTGAGTTACTCGTAGCAGTAATACGTCCTACGCTCGTCGCTGACTTAGCATATCCCCAAATCTCTGTGAATGATTTAGAACCTGCAACTGCTGTTGTCCCATCACTTCCATTAGTAGTAATGATCTCTGAGTCAGGATAACCTGCCACTGTACCAAAGACAGTAGTAGCAATAGCCGTATCAGCTGTAGAACTAGACGAGATAGTAACCACTGAAGCCTCTAATGGCTGTGCCAATGTCATGTTATCTCCCCACATACGATAGCTTGTAGGAGTACCAGTAATGTTATCGTTGATCCCTCTCATGTAGAACTCTTGATCTGGAACGTATTGTAGAGTTAAAGGATTACCAAACTCATTATGTCTTAGGAATAACTTATGATTGATTTGAATAGGTAAGACGTATTCTTCACGAGGCAAGATAGAATAAGTACCTGTCCCTGTAATTGTAGTCCCACCATAGTTTTGATCGATAGTGAAAGTAGTCTCACCAGTAATAGTCTTAATAACAAACTTAGTGTTACTGCCTTGTAAATTAACCTTACGCCCCGGCTGTATACCATCAGTTATAAGAGTAGCACCAACCATGGTTACTGACTTACTCCCGTTAGTAAATGTACCACCACCAGACCCAGTAGAATAACTTGACTCAGTATCAAAACTAGCCGTTCTGCGTAACTGTCGCCATAAAGCCTCTCTTGCAATCTTACGAATAGAGAAGTTTATAACATTCTTAACTGCTGTATCAAATTGTCCACCACCTTGATTAATAGTGGCTCTTCTCTTAACTTCCTCTTGGAGTTTCCCGAATATCATTACATCTCTCCTCTTAATATTTTATATGTATGACCAACACTTATATTATATTCTTTTGATATTTCTGTAACCTTCATTGTCCTTCTCTTAGACATTATCTCATCATACTGATCACCAGTTAACTTAGTGTTACCGACATACTTATCTGGATTTTCTAATCTATCTTTTCTACGAACCTCTTTAAGTTCTGTCATGTGAATCTTTATATGTTCTTTACGATTAACTATCTCTAAATTCTCTATCCTATTATCTAACTTATTTCTATTTATATGATGAACAACTTCTTCTTTCTTTAACTTTCTACCAAGGTATCTTTCCATAAGATATCTATGTTCTTGCATAATTTCATATTTAGCAACATAAACCCATCTATAACCATCTCTTACTCCTGTACCACCATTCCAACTATTATGATCTTTACCAAATGTTTTATTTCTATTTTTGACTTTATCACTATTCTTCATACCTTCACTAATAGATTTCTTATGTTGTTCAGACAATATCTTATTCATAGTTGACCTCTAGTCGTATTTGTTAAACTTCTTCTCTATCCTCTTAAACTCCTTGTACAAACCTTTTACCTCTTTCTCATCGCTGTCCATCATAACTATGTTGTTGAACAACTTAGTAAATAATTCATTAGTAATAGTGAAACCTTCCTCAGCATAATTAAGAGCTTTATTCTTTTTCTTGCTAAGGCTTACTTCATAAAGATTCTTGCGTTGCTCAAGATAAGCCTTGTATGTATCTAACCCACTAGTAAATACTTTAAGTACTGATTCGGCTAATTTCATTCCCCATCCTTATCTGGTAATTCTAATAGTATTTTTACAACACCTTGAACGTGTACTGCTTCTTCTCTGTGACCTGTTTTATCTAACTTGTGAACTAACGCAACAAGTATATGTCTTAAATCACCTAACTCTTCAATGAGCTTGTCAGTCACGAGCATTAACCTTTTTAGATAAGTCTTTTATCTCATAAGTTAGTTGTGTAAGAACTTGACTTTCTAAATTTATGTTAGTGGCAAGGTCTTGCGTACTCTTTGCTTGGTTCGATACTGCCTGTGATAATATCTTCATTGTGTCTTCCATAGACTCCTTAACGTACCATTTAGGCACACCATCCCTGTCACGAACATTATGCCAAGTATGAAGATCAGACACATCACTTTTTATACCATACTGGACAGCTTTAATATCCTTGATCGATTGCAATAAAGACTCTATTGCTTTCTGATTTTCACTATGTTTATCATCAAATTTCTTATCTAACTTAACATTCTTAATGAACCCCATATCCTTACCGATAATATAAAAAGCAAACAATACCGTGATACCTAATGCGTCAAACTCTGATAATAATTCTAATACTTCCATTATTTTATTTCCCAACCCTAAATCGTAGGTTTGTTTGCTCTTCTTTTAGCGATCCTGAAGATAACTGACGCTATTGCAGTCGCAATTAATGTTACTGCCAAACCGACTGATATCTGGTTTATAATGGACTCTTGCTTTGCTGTTGGTATATTTATTGTAATTTGCTTCTGGATTAAACCCTCCACCATCTGTTGTTCTGGTGGAAGGCTTGCTTGGTTTGGATATGCTTTCATTATTTACTTTTCTCTACACCTGCTCGTAACGTACTCATACCTAATGCAACAAACACTTCATTAAGGTAAGGACCATCAATGAACATAGCTAAAGTAATGTCACCAATGAATAACTCATATACTGCTCTTACTAAAATAAGACCTGCTATAACGTAAGTCTTTTTACCTTTTAACCATTCTTTCATTTTTATTCTCCTTTAAAATAT